ACTATTCAAAATGATATTAACAAAGCACTTAAAGACTCAGGCGGTGAATGGACATCTGAGTTAAACGATCTGGTAGCTGAACGAGACAGTGCTCGTGCAAATGAAGGTAGCTCAACTACTACTACCACAACTACTACAACTTCCTCTGGCGGTGGAGGAGGAGGTGGAGGCGGTGGCGGCGGCGGCGGCGGTAATGGAGGAGGAAATGATAAAATCCTCTGCGACCTTATCTATCGCTACGGTTACCTAGATAAAAAGATATGGGAACTGGACGAAGCCTTTGGCGACTACGTAAAACAAACTGATCCTGAACTACTCGAAGGGTATCACATTTGGGCTAAACCAATGGTACAATGGATTGAAAAGGAAACATTCCTATCTAAATTGTACTTAAAATATTGGTGTGTTCCTTTCACAAAACGTTGGGCAAACCACATTGCACACGTAATGGAGCCTGAAACATATAAGCCTGACTACGTAGGTAAATTAATGTTAACAGTTGGCGTTCCTATTTCACGTGCGATATACAAAATAAAAAACATAGGTAAGTCTAAAAACACTAGACAGTTTGCTAAATAGAGGTTATAATGGATAAAGAAGCCACATACGGTGAATACTTAAACAATGTAAGTATGCGTTACAATAATCTTTCAGACGATGAAAAAGATGTAATACGTTCAATGCGAGGTACACAGCAAGGACTAGTAATTAGTAAAGTTCTTGGTACTGACTTTGCATTAGCTGACTTAGGGCCAAAATCAAAAACAATAGCAAAACCTAAGAAACGTGGGCTAGGAACACGATAAACTCTTAGATTAGACTGGCTACCCATCCCCCTACCCAACAATATGGCTACGGTGGCCCCAGTAAAGGAAACTTAAAATGGCAGAACCAATGGTTCAAGAAGTAGAAACTAAAACTGCTTTTATCAATAAAAAATATAAAAACGAAGATCGTATTAAAAAAGAAGAAGAAGAACTAGAACAGTTACTTGCAGAACAAAAAGGTGAAACACAAGAGGTTGAAGCTGAACCTGCAGGTGCCGAAGAAAAGTCTTTCAAAAAACGCTATGGTGATCTACGCCGCCATATGCAACAGAAAGAACAAGAGTGGTCAGATAAGTTTAGTAAACTTGAAACACAGTTAACTGAAGCTACTCGTAAAGAAATGAAGCTACCTACATCGGATGAACAATTAGATGCGTGGATGAAAAAGTATCCAGATGTAGCTAAGATTGTAGAAACAATTGCAATCAAAAAAGCACAAGAACAAGCAGCGGAGCTTGAGACACGTGTAAAAGCAGTAGATGAAATGCGTGAGAACGCAGCACGTGAAAAAGCTGAAGCTGAACTAATGCGACTGCATCCAGACTTCGATGACATTCGTGACAGTGATGACTTTCATGAATGGGCTGATGAACAACCTAAATGGGTACAAGATGCATTATACGAAAATAATAATGATGCTCGTTCAGCAGCACGTGCCATTGATCTGTATAAGGCAGACAAAGGCATAGGCAAAAAGAAAACAACAACATCTTCACGTGACGCAGCTAAGTCTGTATCAACTCGTGATAGCCGTAGTCGTCCAGACGATACACAAAAAGGTGCTATTACGGAATCACAAGTAGCTAAAATGTCAGCACGTGAGTATGAACAACGTTCAGATGAGATTATGGAAGCTATCCGTACAGGCTCATTTGTTTACGATTTATCTGGTTCAGCCCGATAAAACCTATTGACATCTAGTTATTTATAAGTATAACTATATGTACAATCGTAAGTGGTACAGCCCCTGTATGGATTACCTGTGCCACTTTACACTAACTTATTCGCAAACTACTAAGTATTTACGGATTACCTAATAAGAATGGCCCGTTGATTAAAGTATAGGCCAATACTTTTCGATACGCACCCATAGACGATTAGCCTCTGAATAAAACTTGTAAGGTTTGCATCTGTCGTATGCTTAAAGGAGAATGACAATGGCATTCGCAAGCGCATCAGGCTACACAAACTTACCAAATGGTAACTTCTCGCCTGTAATTTATAGCAAACAGGTGCAACTTGCTTTCCGCAAATCTGCAGTCTGTGAAGCTATCACTAACTCCGATTATTTCGGTGAAATCGCTCAAATGGGCGACTCAGTAAAAATCATTAAAGAACCTGAGATTTCAGTAACTGCGTACACACGTGGTACTACTATTGCAACTCAGGACTTGAGTGATAACGATTTCTCATTGACTATTGACAAAGCTAACTACTTTGCCTTCAAAGTCGATGATATCGAAGAAGCACACTCACATGTAAACTTCCAAAGTCTTGCATCTGATCGTGCGGCATATCGTCTAGCTGACCAGTATGACCAAGATGTTCTTGGCTATCTATCTGGTTATAAGCAATCTGCACTACATGACAATGCTGATACTGTTAACGATACTGTTAATGGTACTAAAGCTGACTCAACTGCAGGTTCAGACGAACTTTTGGCAGCTAACAAACTGAAAAAAGGTGACTTCGGCAACATTACAACTTCTGCTGCTGACGATCACTCAATCCCAGTTGCTGCACGTCTACCAGGTGCTACAGCACTACCAACAGCTTATGTTTCACCAGCAATGCTAGTGTCACGTATGGCTCGTTTGCTAGACGCACAAAACGTAGACACACAAGGTCGTTGGCTGGTAATTGACCCAGTAATGATGGAAGTCCTTCGTGACGAAGATTCACGTCTTCTAAATGCAGACTTCGGTGGTTCAGGTCTACAAAACGGTCTAGTCCTTAACAACTTCCACGGTTTCCGTGTATACGTTTCTAACAACCTACCATCAGTTGGTACTGGTGCTGCAACCACAGGTACAGCAAACCAGAACACTAACTACGGTGCGATTGTTGCGGGACATGATTCAGCGGTTGCAACTGCAGAGCAGATCAACAAAACTGAAACATATCGTGACCCAGATTCATTCGCTGACATTGTACGTGGTATGCACCTATACGGTCGCAAAATCCTACGTCCAGAAGCGTTGGTTACAGCTAAGTACAACTTGGCATAATATAACTAAACAGAGGGGGCAGCTTCGGTTGCCCTCTTATTCCTATGACCTTATTATCCCCTGAGTATAAACAAACACTAATTGATACACACAAAGCTACCAATAGTACATGGGGTGGTGGACACAGTGTAGATAAACTACCTAAATACGAATCTGAAATGTCTAAGCTAGGTGTTAAAACTATATTAGACTATGGATGTGCAAACGGTAAGTTTAAAGTGTTTATGACTAAACATAAAAAACATCTTAGTGTTAGTGAATATGACCCAGGAATTATAGGTAAAGATACACCTCCTGAACCTGCAGACTACATTGTCTGTTGTGATGTTATGGAACATGTAGAAGAAAACTTCTTAGATTCAGTTATGGAACATTTGAAGTCTTTGATACTTAAAGGTGGCTTTTTTAATATATCTACTAAAGATGCAGTTACTATTTTGTCTGATGGCACTAATGCACATAAGATAGTAAAAGATGGAAATTGGTGGGTAGATATTTTTAAGAAGTATTTTGATGTCTATGACATAGAGATAAATAGAATTGACACAAGTTTTAAAGTGCGTCCAAAAAGAATTTGATACAGTAGTATTGCCTATAGACGATATTAACTCTGTACCTGATAGCATAAAAGATGTTGCATTTAGTACTAAGTTAAAAACTTCTCTTGAACTAAAAGGAATGTTAAATCCTTTACTAGTTTGTACAGATAAAGATTTTAAGACTACTGACATACGTAACTTTGAACGTAGACCTGTACCTGAAACAATAACTGAAACTTACCGATGCCTTATTGGAAATAATCGTTATAGGTATGCAGTTGAGAATGGATACACTCACATTGAGTGTCACATAGTAAAAACTTATGATGAAGTTAAGGCTGCACATCGTAAGACGCAAATAGAACCACGTAGGATGTAAGTATGTCTACATACGTAGAACTAACAAATGAATTGCTAAGACGTTTAAACGAAGTCCCACTTGATATTGCAGGTGATGGATTTGGAACTGTACGTAATGTTCAAGCTGCAGCTAAAGACGCAATCAATAGTAGCCTACGTGAAATATATCAGAATGGTCAAGAGTGGCCTTTCCTTAAAACTACATACACACAAGCTCTTACTATAGGTACACGTGAGTATAGCTTTCCTTCTGACTACTCAAGCGTAGATTGGGAAACATTTTACCTTAAAAAGAATACTACACAAAACAATCAACCTATGGTACTAAAGCCAATGTCTTATGAAGAGTACATTGCTAACTTTAGACCTCGTGACGATCAAGGTGATTCAGTAAATGGTGAAGGTTCACCTGAACGTGTGTATCAAACATTTGGTGATAAGTTTTGTGTAACGCCTATTCCAAATGCTGCGTATGAGATTGAACATACTTACTGGAGTATTCCAGCATCTTTAAGTGCATATGATGATGCTTGCTCCGTACCTGAACGTTTTAACCATGTTATTTTAGATGGTGCTATGACCTACATGATGCATTTTAGAAGTAATGCTCAAGCGGCTAATATGCATCAACAAAAGTTTGATATGGGTATTCGTAGTATGAAACGTGTTCTAATGGATGATGAACTTACAGTTCGTTCTACAGTTATTGAAAGAACGCATAGATGGACAATTTAAGAACTCACTTAACTGTCTGTGCTGGTGGTCTTGTAACTAACGTTGATCCATTAACACATGCATCACAGATGGGTGGCACAGCACTACGAATGATTAATTACGAGCCATCCCTATCGGGTGGTTATCGTCGTATCAGTGGTTTTCAAAATGACTATGGTACTGTCACAGGTACAGGCCCAGTATTAGGTGTACATGTAAATGGCGAACTTGATGACGGAATTTTTGCATGTCGTAAGCCTACAAGCGGTAATAACTATTTACACAAATGGAACAATAGTACTGAGTCTTGGGATGCTATAACGACTACTGGTTCACCGACTATGACCAATGTAGATCGTGTGCGTTTTATCGACTTTAACTGGTCAGGTGAAGTGCTGTTACTTACTGATGGTGTAAATCCTGCAGCTACATATGATGGCACAACGTATACACAAATCACGGATAGTAATGCACCTAACAATCCTAGTATTGCTGCTGAGTTTGCGTCACATATATTCTTAGCTGGTGATACTACCGATCCTTACAACTTGTATTTTAGTGCTCCTGTAAGTACTACAGACTTTGATCCTGCAAATGGTGCAGGTGTAATTAATGTAGGATTTAAGATCACAGCCATTAAAAAGTTCCGTAATACATTATTTATATTTGGTGCTAATAATATTAAACGTTTGGTTGGTACGAGTGCAGCTAACTTTACCTTAGAAAACGTTACAGCTAATTTGGGTTGTGTTGCCCCTGACTCTGTGGTAGAATTTGGTGGTGACTTGTTATTCTTAGGGCCAGATGGTATTCGTCCTATTTCAGCTACTGACCGTATTGGCGATATTGAACTAGCCTCAGTTTCAAAAGAAATTCAAGATATTTTTGATAACTATTACTTATCTGAAACTGTAACTGATGTAAGTATTGTTGTTATTCGTAAAAAGTCTCAGTTTAGATTTTTCTTTAAGAATGATGCATCACTATCTTTGATTGGTTCTATTCGTAAAAGCCAAGGGAAACAAAGTACATTTGAGTATAGCCAGCTTATTGGCATTGAAGCTAACTGTGTTGCATCTGGTTACATTGGTCAGTTTGAACATGTAATTCATGGAGATAACTCAGGCAAAGTATATCGTCAAGAACAAGGTACTGACTTTGCAGGTGAAGATATATTTAGTTTGTATCAGACTCCTTATTACTACATGGAAGACCCAGATGTACGTAAGATAGTTCATAAGATTGATACTTATCTAAAGTCAGAAGGTACTACTGAAGTATTTGTTGGTGTTTATTATGATTATGATGATCAGTATTCATTAAACCCTACTACCTACGACTTTTCAACTGAAGGTGCTGCTGCTGTTTATGGTACAGCTATCTTTGGATCAGGTGACATTTACGATGGTAACCCGTCACCTAAAACATTAACTAACGTGTCTGGATCGGGTAAATCTGTATCTGTAAGTTACGTTACAAACAATCAAAGCGCAAGTCATACTATACAAGCTATATCTATGACTTACGGATTAGCCGACAGGAGATAGACCGTGGCAGGTTATACAAGACAGTCTACAGCAGACATTATCCCTACCGCTACAGTACGTGCGGCCCCTCTTAACGCAGAGTACAATGCGATCCGTGATGCTTTCTCCGCATCTGGCGGTCACAAGCACGATGGCACTGCAGCAGAAGGTGATTATGTACCTCTGATCTCTGACTTAGATAACTATAATAAAGTAGTCATTGATAGCACTAACAATCGTGTTGGTGTGTTCGTAGAAGTATCTGCTGCTGCTGTTGAGCAAGTACGTTTCCAAGATGGTGCAATTGTTCCTGTCACAACTAATGACATTGATCTTGGTACTTCTTCATTAAAGTTTAAAGACCTATACCTAGAAGGTACAGCTACTATCGGGA